GGGCCGCGATCACCCGCCCATTTCCCCGCCGAATATAAAGTTTATCCGTGGACGTATTTTCTTCTCTTCACCGAAGGTATCAAATCCCAGCACCTTGCAGACTCCGCTGGTAGGTGCCAGCAGTGTCGTGAGCATTTTTATGATTGTTGTTTTTCCAGCACCATTTTGCCCCAGCAATCCGAATATCTCTCCTCTTTCAACTGAAAATGACACTCCATTTACCGCTTTTATGGATTGCTGTTTGCGTTTGAACAGGTTGCGAGTTTGTTTATATTCTCTGCATAGATTCTGTACATCAATTACGTAGTCCATGTTCTTTCCTCGTGGCCGCATTCCATTCGACACAATCTAAATCGTAGTAGCGCCCGATAAAACGGCCGTCTTTCTCCCATATTATAAACGATTATTCATACCATTGGGCTTGCGTTCTATACATTTCAGAATACACTCCACCTTTGTTAATCAGTTCCTCATGAGTGCCTATATCATCTATAATGCCATCTTTCAACACTATAATCCGATCAGCAATTCTGGCAGCGCCAAGGCGATGTGTAATTATAATAGCAGTTTTTCCTTCGGATATTTCTTTGAAATTTTGATACATGAGACTTTCTTCAATCGGATCAATCGCAGATGTCGGTTCATCTAAAACAATGATGTCATGTTCACGGAATATTCCGCGAGCAATCGCAATTCGCTGCCATTGTCCGCCTGACAAATCCACACCCCCGAATTCTCTGGACAGCATGGTACTAAACCCCTGTGGGAAGGAATCATTGTTGACTAACAATTTGGCCCTTTCACAAACATGGTTTAGTTTAACAAGCTTATTGTAACAGCTATTATTGCTGCTTATGGTAATGTTTTCCTCCAGTGTTGTGAGATAGTGTTGGTAATCTTGGAAAACAGCGGCACAATTTTGATATATGCACCGTGAAGCGACTTTTTCGCTGTCAAGTCCACCAATACGGACGGTTCCTCTGTCCGGAACATATAAACCAAGCATAAGTTTTGCCAGAGTCGATTTTCCGGCACCGTTTTCACCAACGATGGATACGGTTTCACCCGGCTGGATTTTAAGACTAATTCCGCGTATTGTCTCTGTCTGCGTATTCGGGTAACTGAAATGAACGTTGTCAAGAGTGATGCCTTTCGTTTTGTCGAAACTTCCTTCTTCTTTTGCATTTTCCGGAAGATCAATGAATGAATGGTAGTTCTGAATAGATACTGCGTATTGTGTAATCTGCCCCGAGAACATTGTAACCATTTCCTCAGCAAGCGCATACATCATATTTACAGATGCGAAGACAGCGGAAAAAGCTCCCGGAGAAATCACTTTTTGAATCAAACTGTTTACCAACATTAGAAGGATACCAATATATCCACCGATAGTAAACAGTCTCAGGGCAGCATCTATCCTGATATGTTTTTTTTCGGCAGTCAAAGTTTTCTGATTGATTAGGATAACTCCATCCTGATATAGCTGCATAAAGTGGTTTACGATACCAAGAATTCGTGTTTCTTTAAAAAACTCTCGATTGCAGACGACTTGTTCATAATAATCAGTAGCTCGCCTGATTGGGGCAATCGCATCTTCCGCTTCGGAAAACAACCGAAACCGTATTACTTGGCCAAGAATGACCGGCGTAAAAATCAGCAGAACAATCAGAATCAGTATGGGTGAAATGTGCTGCAGGTACACCCCCAATAAAATGAAGTAAGGCACATAGAAGGTAAATACCATCAGAATCAGGCTGGAAGCAAAAAAACCATATTCCACGCCTTGCAAGGCCTTATTGAGCATATCAAGGAATTCCGGACGTTCGTAATCTATCGGTGAAATATGGGATGCTTTTATATAGATATGCTTATAGAAATGACTGAGTATCTTAGGGGAAAGATGCTCGATATGGAAATTACTTAAACTGTTCGCAATCTCAAAAAATACTGTTGCCATGATAAGAAACAGAAGCGGCCGGAGTGACACGGACAACGGTGAGCCTGCAGCAAGCAGAGGAACACTGTCGAACAATTTTTCAGTACAGAGCATGACAAGAATATAACCGCCAGCATGCAAAACATCAAACAGGCAATAAAGCGTAGTCATTCCGGGGCTGATTCTGAACATATCGAATATCATTCTGCGAAAAACCAGATGCTTTTTCTTCATTGATACCAACTCCTTTGACTATCATACATATCCTTGTACAGTCCGTCATATTGCATCAGCGTAGCGTGGGATCCCTGCTGGACAATATGCCCATCATCAAGAACTAGAATATAATCCGCTGTTTTTGTGGCACCAAGGCGATGTGAGATTAGCAATGTAGTTTTTTGCCGGCTAATATATTCAAAATCCCCATATATCTTTGATTCACTCATTGGATCCAGTGCTGCTGTCGGTTCATCTAAAATATACATGGGTGCAGGGGACAACATAACACGCGCAATGGCAAGCCGCTGCCACTGGCCGCCGGAAAAATCCACACCTTTTTCGTCAAGTTTTCCTAGGTGGGTATTCATCTTATCGGGAAGTGTTCGTATATTATCTGTCATGTTCAGCTCATCAAGAATTTTTTCTATATTCCGATCTGTATCCGGATTGCCAAAGTTTCTGATATCTCCAATGGCAATGTTATCCCGAAGAGAAATGTGATAACGGGAAAAATCCTGAAATAGGACAGCAAAAAAACTCTTCAGTTCAGAAGCCGCATAGTTCTTTATCGATTTGTTGTTTATCAGGATTTCTCCTTCATAATCTGTATAAAGACCAGTTAACAGCTTGGTGAGGGTGGTTTTTCCGGCCCCATTTCTGCCAACAACCGCATAATGTCTTCCCGGCTCCATTTTCAGGCACAAGTCACGAAGCACCTCTTTTTCTGTGTTTGGATAGCGGAATGTAACGTGACGAAACTCAATAGATTGTAACGGAACAGGCGGAGCGGGTTCAGATGTAGCGCCCTCTGTTTCGGGAAGAGATGCGAAATGCGTGATATCTTTGAAGAACTCTCTCTGTGTGGCAAATTCCTTAATGCGGTCTGAAAATTCCCAGGACATAATGGATATGATACCAATAGAGGCCTGTGTTAATGCAATAAACATGCCTACTGACACCTTCCCCTTTGCAACCGCCAATAGCAAAATGAGGTCAACCATAAACATGGCTAAAGACACAGTCAGATTCACAGCCTTCATACGAAGCATAGTATTGATTGTTACCTTCCGCTGAAGGTACTTTACTTTTTCAAATAATTTATTCCATTGCAGAATTAACCTCTCCTGATAATGGAACAAGCTGCGCTCCCTTGCAGAATCACGATTTGTCATGATGTCGCTAAGGTATTCATATCGAATCTTGTATTTTCCGGTTTCTCTTTCGGCTTCGTACTGCTTTTGTCCTCCCTTGATTCCCAGAATCATAATAGGCACAGACAAGATAACGACAATAAACGCGGCCCACCAAGCACTGAACATCAGTGCACCAAGAAAACCAAGAATTTGAACTCCCATTCCAATCAGTTCAACACTGTTTTGAAACCCTATAGTCATTCTGTCTTCGAGCTTGTTATTAATCCGCTGAAACAGCTCCCATATTTCCTTGTTTTCAATACTCTCGTAGGTCAGTCTGGCACATTTTTGAATAATCGCTGTATGAAAATGAGCCCGAATCCCATTTTGGACATGTTTCATACACAAAGCGGCTAGGACTTTACAGATTCGGTTATACATAATAATTCCGCTTAGCATAAGAATAGGAAGGAGCAATTCCTCACGAGAACTTCTTCTTGACAGATATGACAAAGCCTTTTCAATAAACAGAGCATTCACTGCAATCTGTATTGTAGGTGTAATATATTCAAGAAGTCTAATAAGCGAATACAAGACAGTACTGAGTTTACTGCTTTTGTATGGAATCAGAATATTGTCCCATGATGTGTACTGTTTCTTGGAAAGAATCATATTGGTTCTTCATTCTCCTTGTCTTTACTGGAATAATTTTCTGAGCCTATACAAGTGATGCCTAGATTTAATCTGCCAAAAAGACGTCCGAAACCGCTGATTTCGAATAGGAAGTCAGCTATGTTTGCAATCCCAGCTCTTTCTCTGGAGTGCAATTTTTGAACTCATAATGAAAATCTCTTTTATAAAATATGATGAGTAGGTGTTCTAAAAGAATACCTACTCATCATCATCTGCTATATATCAAATATAGTCTATTCTTCGGCATTGCAATGCCAAACAAATAGTGTTCAATTTGTATGAATTGAATGGAGCCGGCCGCATTCTTGTCGAACACCGACACCTGATTGATTTTTAAATCTTTAACGCTTTCCTTCGCATATTCTTCTGATGCAAGAAAAGCATCCAAACTAACTTCAACATGATTATCAGAATAAAACATGTCTACAATTAATTTATCCTCGAAAACATAGATCTTGTCAATAAAATATTCGAAAATCATTCGCCTGGTGTCATCATCTTCGAAATCCGCTTTGGCGTACATCTCGAAGTAATGCTTTATCCCATAATCATTATTCGCCAGAGCGAGCTTTGCTTTCTCTGTCCCTATTGCATCTTCTAACGCTTCCTGCTTAGTCTCCAGTTCGGACAATGACTTCTGTAACGTCTTCGAAACCAATCCTTGTTTAATCCATTTAAAGATTTAACTCTAAATGTAAACTTGAATTGGTGCTGATTTGCTTCTGTGTTAGCTTCTCCATTCTTAACTGTAGAGTTTAACGGAACTATCTCACAGTAAGCTTTTTTTAATAGTTCAGCTGTTTTTTCATTCTCTCCTAACTCATTTACAGTTTCAACTGTATGATACACTTCCACAAAGTGCCTTAATCTCTTAGTTATATCAATCATAGTTGCCTCCGTTTTGTAACTGTAGCATTAAGCTACGACTAGTATAACTTAGATCCTTAGATTCTCTTTGCTCTCTATTATCGTACCATTCTTGTAATAAGACACAAGCAAGGATTTTAGCTCTTTTAATAAAATTTTCTTTTGTTACTTTTGTATCAAAATCATCTATAGCATCTCTTAAGTAATCCACTGTCGCAGTCATTAGAGACTGCAACAGTGAATCATCTTCATCATAATCAATTCTTAGATAGTTTTTAGCTTCTTCTAAAGTTAATATACTATCCATTTTTACCTACTTTCATTATTTTGTTGCAAGTTCTAAGTACACCATAGCTTTTTCATCAACTTTTTTAATATCGAATCTTTCTATTGCTCTGATGTAAGTTGCATTTTTAGTGAATCCAGCTTCTTTAGATATTGCTAATTCAAGTCCTTCTCTATCGAAGAAAGTTGCGAATTCTGTTAAATCTCCAACGAAAACTGGAGCTTTTGTAGTATTCATTGGCAATAAAGTATCAGGTAACACTACTATTTTTCTACCTTTAAAGATTTTTTGTGTCGTATTTTGTAGATTTAATTCTAAAAGTGGTCTATTTTGTTTGTCTACTAAATTATCTAAGAAATTAAATCCAGTTTGGTTTGTAATTACTATTGCATTTGCAGAAACTGCTGGATCTAAATCTACATTTAATGCAGTATTTATAACTGTATAATCAGCTGCTGGTTTTGGAGTTAATGTTTTCAATAAGTCTACAATCTTTTTATTTTCTGTATTTGTAGCCTTTTTAGTAAATCTTTTCCCAATATAAGCAGTTAAATTAGCAGTTTCATCTTCAAGTAAAGTATTTGAAACTGGTATAATGTCTCCATAATCTGCGACATTATAAGTAACTTGAGAGAAATCTATATCAGATTTTCCTATTTCATTAAGTTCTTCAAATGCGATTAATTCACCTGTTCCATCTTTTTCAATAGGCATTGTCCCTTTAAAAGAATGAACTGGCAATACATTACAATATTCTTTTAAAGCAACTAAATTTCTTCTTAACTCTTTAATTGTTTCAAATTGTTCTACAGGTACTAAATATCCACCTTTTCCGTCAGTTGCTTCTACTTGTCCTGGTGTACCAGCTGCATTTAAAAACGCTCTTTCTTCTTCAGTTACAGATTTTCCAGTTA